CCGACGGGTGCCCCTGGTGATGCATATGTTATCGATGGTGACCTCTGGATCTGGTCGACGATCGATAGTGCCTGGGAGAATGTCGGCCCTCTCACCAGCGGCGGTGGCGGAGGAGGGGGCGGAGGTGGCGGATACACAACTGGCACCTTCATCCTGACCAGTCCTCTTCTGGCCACCAACGAATCTTGGATGACTCAATTCCCGCTGAACGGGGCTGAAGTCAACCAGGTACTGATGGTCTCCGCTGGCAGCTTGGCCAGTAGGATTCGATTCTATGCTACTCAGGCTCATCAGCTCGCTGACGTTGCTCGAACTATGAATGTCGAACCAAGCCAGGGCCACGGGGTTCTTCTCGATGCCGTTCTCGAGGGTAGCATGGCTACCAAGGTTTTGTCCCCCACGGCCAGTGTCTACAACCTGACTTCCTTCGGTTCTGACCCCTGGGTTACTATCACCAATCTTGCTTCCACTCCCCAGGCCATCACTACTTCGGTCATGGCAAAGGGTCTGCCCGGGTCAGCAATGGGGGGAGTGGATGTTGCAACTTATACCAAGATCACGGCATCCCTCCCCAACAATAGCTATGAGACGAGTCTCTTCAGCCTGAGCAGTGCTGAGATTCACCAGGCATTGGTAGTCTCGGCAGATGTTCCTTGCCGCGTGAGGTTCTACGCAACAACTGCTCAGCGGTCTGCTGACCTGGCTCGACCCATCGGTCAGGATGCCGCGGCTGCGAACATGCCTCTCCTTGATGTATACTTGACTGCAGGCAATCTCACCGCAGTCCTCACCCCCGCAGCAACTTTGTTTGCCACATCCAACTTTGGTGCTGTTCCCGTGACCATCACAAACCGATCTGGTGGTACTACAACAGTAACTGTATCTGTAACCGAGAAGGGCATCTAGCCATGACATTCCTCACCCCGGCAATCATCACCGACGCCAACCCCGGTCCCGTACTCTGGGGGGTATTCCACACCGAGCTGATCGCTCAGGGGTACACGCTCGAGGATACCGTGGTGAGTGGTGGGCGCACTCACAAGGTGTACAAGTCGGCGGCTGCAGGCAACGTGGCGGGCAAGGACTGGTACCTCGACATCGCGTACCCTACGACGGGAGTCGGCACGAGGTTCTACCTCGCCTGCGCTGAGGGTTACAATGCGGCAACCGACTCCTTCAAGGGTGGACCTCACCACAATTACTCGGGTGGTACAGTTATCGATCCCACCGACTTCACTCGGTTTGGGGCTGCTACCGAGTACCCCCTGGAAAGTGGTCAGTGGGCAATGCAAACCACGGCCATGAGCGTTTTGCTTCAGACAACCTCATTCACCTACTACATCGCAATCAACCGCGACCGAGTCATCTTGATGATGTCTCATCTCCCCTCCCAGGTACAGTACTGCGGATTCTTCAAGCCGACAGCAAACTATGCAGCCTATGCCGGAGCCCAGCTGTACCCCCTCATCACTTGCGTTCAGCCCGTGGGTGGGGCAACCAATGGCAACGCATCGAGCGGTAACATGGCAGTCACTCGGATGCCTCGTTACACTACGACCGACCTTGCCAACTTCACCCAGAACTCCTACGGGTGGACATGCACTCAGACATGGGCTTACTCAAATGGTCTGGGGCTTGTCGGAGGAGCTGCAGGGCAGTTCATCCACCCGGCCATTGGTGAGACCACGGTGATGGAATGCGCTGTTACTCAGGGGGATTACTCAGGATCCACCTTCCGTAATGCCTTGATTGGCTACCTGGATGGTCTTGGCTTCGGCTGGGTGGCATCGGCTTCGGTTCGAGGCGACACGATCCCCATTGCCGGAGTTAACTGGTATGTGAGCGCGAACTCCTCCCAGCAGGCTCTGATGATCAGGGGGAACTAACATGGCTGCTCTGTCTGGCGGAGGCACAAACGCCCAAACAGTGCCTGTTGTCAAGAGTGTCACGGCAGGAAACCTGATCCCCACCATGGCTTTTTCGCACTACGCCGGTTACAATGTCATGTTGTCTCGTGCTGCCGGCTACTCGTACCTCCCTCCGACAGTGGGGCAGCTCTACCCCCGCGGAGACTATACGCCCAACGGCTGATTCGACGCGCGATTCGTTCGAGGAATGCGTGCGTGAGGGGCTCAGAGATGCTCCTAATCGCCTCGCACCCTATGAGTCGAGTCATCGATGGGTCGAGCAGTCTGGGCGATTACACATGACCCTGCCCCCGATTGAGTTCCCATGGCGAGGGATCGGGGGCAGGGCTTGCGCGAGGTTCGCCGAGGTCTTACTCCTCGAGCTCCTCGGCGTCATCGGACTCTTCGGCCGCCTTGGCCGCAGCGGCCTCGGCCTTCTGAGCGGCCTTCCGCGCCTTGAGCGCGTCGAGCTTCTCCTTCTTGTCGGCCTCGAGCTCGCCGTTGTCGTAGGCCTCGAGAATGACGGCGACGCGGGGGTCGTCGGCTCCGTCGAACTCCCAGCGGGCGCGGTTGCCGGCGACGATGACGCGGTCGAGTCGGCCGTCACGGGCGAGCTTGCGGAGCAGGATGCGGAGGTCGCGGGTCTTGACGGTCTTGCCGGTGCGGACCTTGATCAGCTCGGCGACTCCGGCGACTCCGAAGATCTCTTCCTCGGTCTCCTCGACCTCGGGAGCCGGGGCGGCCTTGGCGGGGGCGGCCTTTGCGGGTGCCTTCGTTGCCATGATGGAACTTCCAATCGTTGATGGGTGGGTTGCTCAGTTGAGCTTGCATGTATACTTTATGCCTCTCTGCGCCCATTGTCAAGGCTGCCTGGCATGAAGTATATTGGGGGTTGACAGGGTTATGGGGGTCAGATATGATGGGGGCATGCCATATAAAAATGCCGGGTCGACTGACCTCAAGGTGATCGACATCGAACTCGAAGAGAATTGCCCCTCGTGTGGAACCAATGGGCGCCTGAACCTCAAGCTGGAGGTCGGCACTGACACCATCCACCCCCTCACCCGATACTGCAACGTCTGCGGGTTCGTGAAGGATGTGAGTCATGGCAAGCAGGTACGTACTGCTTGAGTTCGACGATCACACATCGGCCGAGAAGCTGATGGGGCAGATCAATGACGCGACGCGCAAGGGGAGGCCCTACAGGGTAGTGGGGTATTTCGCCAAGCCGACTCAGTTCTGCCAGTGCGGGATCGAGAACTGGACCACCAGCTCGCGGAAGCAATCAACTACCAAGCGCGGGCGACGCTACGGTTGGTGGGTATGTACCGTCTGCAAGAGACCGACCGCGTCGGAATCTGGACTGGCAAACCTCATCGCTCCATCTGATATCATTAACCCTCAGCGCTTCGATCTGAAGAACGGGGTTGGCGAACTGATCAACTACGTTCTTGCACTTTCATCAGTACACAGGAAGGCATGATGCAAACATTACTGCCCTACCGAAGTTTCGAATCTTCGGCTAAGGTTCTCGACCACGAATCACTCCGCCGACAGCGAGTCGAGGCTCTCCAGATCATGGAGGCAGTAGTCACTGGCAAGACCTTTCGGAAACACCCGGTCACAAGGATGTGGCGGGGATATGCCTTCGCACTGCTTTCGTATCAGCGCGCGATATGTGATGAGTGGGTGGGCAGAGGATACAGTGACAGCTGCCTTGCCCGAACTGAGGAACTGTTCATGCAACTCGGCGACGAAGCAAGGTTGCCCCGAGTACCGCCCTGGTTGGGGAAGAAAGCATTCCACTCCAGCCACCGCGCAAACCTTCTCCGCATATCGCCGACACACTACAATCAATACCACTGGCCCGAGACTGCCAGTTCGGTTTACTGGTACCCGGGAGTTACTAAGTGAGCAGAGTTCATCACTTCAAGCAGAAGCCATACCAGCACCAAGTAGACGCACTCAAGAAGCTCTTGAAGACCGAGTTCCCGGATGGGGCTCGCGGCGGTGCACTTCTGATGGACCCGAGAACAGGCAAGACGAAAGTCGTTGTCGACCTCGCGGCGATCGTGCATCAGTTCGAGGGTGTCAACCGGATCATCATCATCTGCCCGGTCGTCGCTATTGAGGTGTGGAAGCAGCAGATCGCGGACAACATCACGGTACCGTATCGACTGGTGGTGATGGATCGAGATGGGCGAAAGAACGGGGTGATGCCGGGATTCGGCAAGGACATCCTGGACATCGTTCTCATCAACTACGATGCCTTTTCCACACCGGGCGAGTTGCGTTATCACATGCGCGGGCCGAACAAGGGCAAGCCAGTCATCGTGCAAGGGGTTCATCTGAGGTCGAAGACCAAGGGCGGACGCTACGCCATGAAGGCAATGGTGCTGAAGTGGCAGCCTCAGATGATCGTTCTCGATGAGAGCCACCGCATCAAGTCGCCCAGTGCCAAGAAGTCATCGGCGATACACTCACTCGGGTCGAGCGCGGACTGGCGCATTCTGATGACGGGTACGCCGGTCACTAAGTCGAAGCGACTGTTCGACATCTACAGCCAATGGAAGTTCCTCAACCCCGGCCGCTTCGTCGACGACGACGGCGAGCCCCTCAACTTCGCGCAGTTCAAAGCGGAGTACGGGCGGTGGCTTCCGATGGATCATTACCAGAAGTTCCTCGGATCCAAAAACGAGGGCCAGCTCCATGATTTAGTGCACCTGGACAGCTTCAGTATTACCCGAGAGGAATGCTACGATCTACCACTTCTCACGCCCCAGATCATACCGGTCGAGCTACAAGAGTCTGCCAAGGCCTATGACCAGATGGCAGAGGATATGGTTGCTCGGATTCGTACGGGGGAGATCACTGAAGCAACGATCAAGCTGGTCCAGTCGTTGCGACTTCAGCAGATCACTTCGGGCTTTGCCAAGACTGAGCCGACGAAGGAATATCCGAAAGGCCGACTGGTTGCGGTAGGCCGAGAGAAGCTCAGAGCTATCGAGGATCGCCTCGAAGATCTGATGGAAGCAGATGAGAAGGTAGTCATTGGTGCACTCTTCAAGGCTGATATCGCTCGCCTCATCGCCCTCGGCAAGAAGCTGGGAGTACCAACATTTGCTATCCATGGCGGCGTCAAACAGGCAGATCGTGCTCCGATACCTGGCCAGTTCGCTAAGGTATCCGGTGGGGCTATCTTCATTGGACAGCCCGCAGCTGCTGGTGAGGCTATTGACCTCTCGTGCGCCAGCATCTTGCAGTGGTACTCACTGCCCTCCTCTTGGGTCAACTTCAAGCAGTTCTCCGACCGCATCGCACTGAGCAAGAAGCCGACGTTCCATGAGTTCTATCTCGCGACGGGCACGGTGGACTGGATTCGCTACCAGACCCTGCTCGAGGATAGCGATATCGGAAAGAAGATGATTCAGTCGCCAGAGCTACTGTTGCGCCTCAACCAGTCGTTCAACGAGACACAGAGGATCGACGATGCACTGGATCTATTCAAGAATGTCGTTCATTGACAGGGTGCTTGGGTTATGGTAGGATATCTTTATGACAGCAATAGAGGTATACAGGGTAAGGGTGGGGGAAGTCTTCCGCAATGAGGAAGGCGAGATACTCACCGTTCTGGGGTTCATCACCCCGGCGACGCTGGTCGAACCCTGGCGAGCTCGGGTGACCAATGGCAAAGAAGAGGGGGAAGTCGAAGTGAAGGATCTATTGTCGATGCAGGAGGTGCTCGGTTGATCATCGTGGAAGGCCCCGACGGCGCGGGCAAGACGACGCTCATCCGACAGCTACAGGAACGATGGCCCGACCTCGAAGTCGCCCCCCGCGTAGTCAGCAAGGATGCTGAGGCGATGATCGATCTTCAGGAGTGGGTCAACATCAACCTCTCCGACGGCCCTCAGTACAAGATCTTCGACCGACACCGCCTGATCAGCGAGTTCATCTACGGGCCCATCCTGCGTAAGGAACAGCAGCCCGGGTTCACATCGCCGACCTGGGTCTGGCACTCGCTTCGTCGGTTCGAATCACTCCGCCCCGTACTGATCTACTGCCTGCCCCCGCTCGAAGTCGTCATGGGCAACATCGCCGGCGACGAGGACAATCAGGTGGTGTGGGATCACATCATGGGCATCTACACCGCGTACACCCAGCGGGCAATCTCCGATGCCTTGCACAACAGGGCACTGGTCTACGACTACACCACCGATGGTCAGGAAGCCGATCCTCTGGCCATCTTCGAAACCCGCATCAAGAACATGAGAGAGCGAGCACAGGTCAATGCCTGATCTTCAGTATTTCCTCGACGAGCAGTCCCGCCTCCAGGAGGTGATGGAAGAGAAGAATGGGTCCCCGCACCCCTCGAGCCTCTTCACCCACTTCCTCAACTCGCAGGAGTGGCCCGACTCGATCGAACACCAGGCGGCCTCCCAGGCGCTGATCAACATGATGCAGTGGAATGACAAGGCACTCATCCACGAACTCGTTTT